TAGGTCGCCATCAGCATCTGCGACAGGCTTGCGCTGTTCACCAGCGCATAGGACACATCTGCCGCCAGACGCGCGGCGATCGACTCAATCAGGAGCTGGTCATATTCGTTGGGGTCGGTAATGCGCGCGACGTAAATCATTTTGAATGGTGTCGTGCTGCTGATGATCTTTCGGCCTTCAACGCGAAAGACTGTGTCGGGGTTTTCAGGGCGCAGAACGCGCAGGCAATCAGCAGGCAGTGTGTGCTGATGATCAAACTCGAACGCCGGCGTGTCGCTGTCAGCAGCCAAGCTAGTGCGCGTGACGAGGCAGTTCCACGGGTGCGCTCTAAATACGGAGTCGCGGACAAACTCGTAACGCTGATTGCAGACACGCGCAGCGCGGCTGTCCTCTGTCAGCGAAATAATGTTGCTCGCGCCAATCATGTTCAGCGCCGAGTTACAAATATCAACGTCAGATGCCATGTTGAATCCTTAAAAAAAGAGAGGGGGGCCGAAGCCCCCCGCTCAATTAGTCGATGACGTAGTGGATCAGGAAACTCATCGTTCCCGCCGTTCCGCCAGCCGCAGCCATCGTCGCTGCGATGTAGTAGTACCCACCGGGATTGGTGGAATCGCCGGCAAGTTCCCACACCCGCTTACCAGCAGTGTCGATGTTCGCGGCTTCAAACCGGACATCGGCCATCGCTGCAGCATCGGCTACCGCAGAAGCAAAGACGTCTTCGTCTTTGACTACGCCAGCACTCGTGTAGATGCCTACGTTGAACGTGCAAGAACCGCCAAGCGTATCAGAGCCAACAAAGAGCTGGGTGATATTCGCGTGGGCAGGAATCTGAGCGAGCATGACAATGTCATCATCGTCAGAGTCCCCGGCTGCAAGTTCGATGGTTCCAGCGGCTACACGCACTACGCCATGTAGATCCTGGCTTGCGCTCAACGTCGGAGGGCTTGCCTCAAACGCTGCAACGATATCAGAGTTTTTAGTACCCATGACTATTCCCTCCTCTACTCGTTACACGCAATTTCAACGACTTTGTCTTCTTCCATTCGGGTCGAACCGAAGGTCGCGCAGTAGTAAACCTGCGTGGAATCAAAATCTTCAAACAGGGTCGCAAACCCTGTCCCGCCTTTCGGCTGCTGCACGTCGCCATGCAGATGAGACTATATCTTCACCCTCATATGAGGGGCTGGGCGCTTCCACCCCGCTTGGGGTGTACTTCCTTTCGGAATAGTCGTTGCACCTTCCGCTTGCGCGGCTTGGCTCAGGATTGTCTGCTAGAGAGTTTCCCTGAGTTCACCCAGTTATTGCCCGCCTATTACTAGGCGGCGTCCCTATCCATTAAGGACTTGTCGCTGCGCTCATCAATCCGAGCCATCACATCTTTGCCGACTGCCAGCTTGCAGCCATCCTGCGCCCATGCGTAGCAAAGGCGAGAAGTGCCATCGTCTGACAGACGATTAGAAGTGATGAACTTGAAACCGACGAACGTGTCGATGTCACCCTGTACAAGTGCCTTCCGTCACACTTCGGCTTTCGCCGCCAGCTTCCGCTGTTCGTGCGCTGGACTTTCTCTTCATCTCGATGAGATGCTGCCCGTCAAGTCTCTACACCTTCCGCTTTCGCGGCTTGGCTCGGGATTAGCATTTTAAAGCCTTCCCCGAATTTGAGCAGTTTTCGTCTGACCGTCGCCGATCAGATAGGCAAAGTGTTTACCGTATTGAAATCACTTGAAGTTACAGAGGTCGTGTTGAGCAGGTCTTCGATCTGCTCGGGGCTTACCACGATGTATCGCGGAATGGACGGATCCACTGACTGCGCATCGATGAGTTTTTTTGCGCTCACGAGTTTTGCAACCGTTAATCCGGCCGAACCATGTGCGATTTTCTGGCCGCTTGGGAACGCCGTAGAGGTCGTTCCTTCCTTGCCGGTCTTCGCGGTTCCACCAAGTGCGCTGATGATGGTGTCGTCCATCGCACGACCTATCGCCGCCGCAGCCGCACGGGCATACGAGGACGTCGGGTCGATCAACATACGAACCTTGTCAGCATCGTCGATCAAATCAGCCCATTCGTAAGTGGTTAGGCTGACCATTCTCCGCGAGTGTGGCGTCTCGACGAGCGGGGTATCCCCGTGTCTTGACGACCGCGCTACTGCGGCTGCTTCTCCGACCTGGTCGAAAACGATTTCTTCAATCTAGTTCGTTAAACTAGACCGGCTGCACGAAGCAGCTCCCCTGCCTTTCGGACAGGGACGAGACTATATCATCACCCTAGAAACTAGGGGCTAGGCGCTTCGGACCACTTGGCCCTACTCCCCGAAGGGATAGTCGTTGAAGGTTCCGCTTGCGCGGCTTCCCTGCTGATTGCCATATCCTTGCGGACTTAGGGTTCCCAGCAATTCACCTAGTTTGCACGCGCCCATTACTGGGCGGTGGCTCTTTATTCAAAAGCCTTTTCGCCGGTGACACTTTCGGTGTCCACGGCACCTCGCAACAGACTTCCCATCTGCTGCGAGAGCATACTGACGTTCGATGAAAACTGATTCACGAACGCAGTAGTGATCTGAGTAGACATACTCATGCTCCTACAGTTGTGGTTGAATGTATGCGTGGGTTGTCAGGCTTGCGCCTGGCTCACTGTCGGTTAGGCCAACTACTCCGCCTTACTCACAGGCTTGCGCCGCGGGGCCGACTTAGACTTATCCGCGGGTTTCACGAAACTGAAGTATCTCTCAGCGAGATCGACAGGGTCGTTTATCGTGCGCGCGCTGCCGAACTGTACGGCAAGGCGCAGGCATTCGAGGCGCAGAGCATCATTCTCCATGCATCTGCTCCCGTAATCTCAGCACCTCATTGACCACGCGGTCATGCTCGGGGTGGTGCTTTTCCCAGTAAGGCGAGTTCTTCGCCGTCATCTCAGACATACGCGCCTGCAAATCTTCATCGGTGATGCCTGGTCGGCTATCCCTGCCGGCCAATCCATCCTCGCTGATCTGCTCGGCAACATAGTCGCTGATATTGACCATCAGCTTGACCAGCTCCGGGTTGTCACCCAGCAAGCTACCGTCAGATAGCTGTATCTCTGTCAGGTTGGGCGCGTCGAACTCTTTCAGCAGCTCGTTGGCGCGAGACATCTTGTCGTCAAAGTCGCCGCCGTATTCCTTCCGCAGCTCCGTCTCGACTTCCGAGCGGCGCGTTTCCATCGCTTCCTCAGACATGACCGTCGCCTGACCTGCGAACTCGCCATATGCTTCTGCGAGCTTTGCGGCCTGCCGATCGGACAGCCCGGATTGATGCGCGGCATCGCGGAACCAGTCCGCCATGTCGCCCTCAAGTTCACCTAATTCGTAATCGCCAGCCTCTGCCGGCCTGCCCAGTTTATTATAAACCAGATCCCAGTCTTCCTCGGTCGCCCAGTTGCCAGGGATCGCGAGCTTCTCAGCTCCGACCATCTTCTGTGCGTTGATATAAGACTTCGCCATGCCCTCGACACTGCCGATATGCTGCAGTGAAGGGTCGCTTGCTATTTCCGGGGGCAGTGATGCCAGCCAGTCGTCACTCCCAGACGGTGCCTCCCCGGCATCTGCCGGAGCTTCCGCTACCTGTTCGTCGGACATATGTAATTACTCCTTCGGTTGTTGATCCTTGATGATGTTGGTCAGGAACAGCACGACATCGCGCTGGCCCTCTCTAAACGCCGTCTCATCCGAGTTTGGCGTGAAGCTCGATTTCCAGAGTCCGAAACGTGCGCCCAGATCTTCCATGACCTTCTCGCCGTCCTCGCTCATCAATACTGATCGGTAAGTTTCTTTAAGCTCTTTCGGCGTCATGCGGCGCCTTCAATCAGTTCCTGACCGATTTCTGTCTCGTCAACAGCGCGCAGTGCCGGGGCGGCATCACCTGCCGCGCTCGCCATCTGTTGTGCGGCCATCATTTCCTGCTCGGCCTGCATGGCAGCAGCACGGTTCTCGCGGATACCAGCAACCTCGCCCTCACCACGCACCACAGCCGCCGGCGTGCCGGTAACCTTGATGATGTGTTTGGCAAGTCCGTCCATATCGAGGTAATCGGCCACGCCCTGGTCAAGCTGCATAAGCGGCATCAGGAACTCGATCATCTGCAGGATGCCCTGTATGTCGCCGGTGCGCTGTGCCTTCGCCAGAGGCGAGACGTATTCGATGTCGATGTTGCCGTCCTGTAGCATCGGCGGCGCCGGTGCAAATGCCTTCTGACGCGACAGCACTGCAAAGCAGCGACCGATCAGCGGCTGCAGCAGCTCGGCCTGCAGGCGTCCCAGTACAGGGCCAAGCAGGCGCATCTTTTCTTCAGTTCTTTGCACGACTTCCGTCGCGGTCATCTGCGGCCCGGTGCCGAGTATGAGCTGATCAACATAGAAGGCGGCTCGTATTGCAGCGCGGCGCTGTTCAAGCTGCATCTCGCCCAGCGGATTATTGGCGCCGATATTTAATGGCTCAATGCGATCGCGCGTACCCGATCGGTAAAAGTTCAGACCGCCTGGCGTGGTCCGCACCGGCAGCATGAAGCCATCGTCAGGGACCATCAGCGGCGGATGTATCTGCAACTGGGCGGCACGAATAACCACCTCGGACATCTTGTTGACCATCTTCGTGTCAGGCAGTGCCGTCATTGCCGGCGAACGACCATAGCCAATCTCAAAGCTCGCCTTCAGAAAACGCGGTACACAGTACGGAAACTCGTCGTACCCGCTTTCGCCGATGACCATCTTCTCATCGGGGTCGATGTAAACGCTGGCGAACGGTTTGTTCTTCGCGTTCTTCTTTCGCCGATCGCGATCCTCGCGTGGCAGGACAATGTGCAGCAGCTCGATTTCAGCGTAAGGTTCTTCACTATTCAGCTTGGATATGCGTTGTGTAACCTGTTGCTCGCCAAACTGCCGCACAGCGGCGCGTGCCGTGGTCTTGTACTTACGGAAGACCGTATCGACACGCCCCTGTTCGTTCTCCGATACATACACCTTGGCAATGTGCCGGGTGCTGAACCGAAATCCATCATCGTCGTCGTTCTCAATAAAGATAACCGCTGTGCCAAACGTCACCAGATCCGAGTAAAGTTCGTGTATCTGCTCCTGAAAGTTCGACCGCGCCAGGTGCTGGTACATGACATCGGTCGCGCCTTCGAGCCATTCCTTGGCCTCGTCGTCGCCGTTCAGCTCGTCGTTCTCGTAACGGAGATCGAACCACGGAGTCGCCGCGTTGGTCAGCATACCGTGCAGGGAAGCAGACATCAGCTCGGCGGCGTGGACCGCCGTGCCGTCAAAGAGCAGTTCCGTGCGCTTGTCGCCCCCGGTTCGCTTCTTCGTTATGTCTGCCTTGCGTGGGCATATGTAGTCGCCCAGCTCTTGCCAGTGCGATTCCCAGTGGCTGCGGTTGGTCTGCAGCGTGCGGTATCGCTTCAGCAGCGCGGTTGCGCGCGGATCATCCATATTACTGTCCCAGCAATGTCTTCTTAGTGGTCGGCGCTGCGTCGGTCAGACCCATGCCGCCGGTGACGTTCGCCTGGCGCAGACCACGCTTGCGCCGTGCCTGACGCTCCACGCGCTCGGATTCCTTGGCCTCTTTCGGCTTGATAGGCGGGTCCGGCGGGACCGGCGGAATAGGCGGCGGTGCTGGCATGGGTGGCGGTTTAGGCGCTAGAAATGACATCAGGCGTGTCCTTCATACTGGTAGGGGTTGTAGTTCATCACCGCGTCACGCTGCGGTGGCTTGCCGTTGGCTAGTCGTTGTGTTTCCAGTCCGATCGCGGCGGTACGAAACGCATCAGCGGCGTGGCTTGACCAGTCATGCACGGGCGCATCGCGGAACTGTCGTGTCCGTTCGTTGTACGAGCGGTGGTAGTGTCTCAGTGCTTCCAGACCATCGCGGCAGTTGTCGCGATCAAAGTAGCAGCGCGGTATCAGGAGCCGCGCAGCATGGATGCCATCTTCGACAGGCAGTCGCGGCACCACTCTAAAATTGAGGCCAAGATTGTACGCAGCTTCGCGGCGGCTTTTGCCAGTACCCATTTCACGCACTTCCAGATCGTGAGGACCGTAGTGCGTGCCATAGACATGGTTTTTTTCATGTAACGTTCGAACATAGTGCGGCAATCCCTCGCCCTGGTTCTGGTAGAAATCTATTACGTTGACGCGACCACCCGGCAGCGACTGGGTCATAAAAATCGCTGTGTAGTCGTGCATCCCGATATCCCAATGGGTATCGACCTTGTAGTCGCTGAGAAGCGGCACCTGCGTAATGCGCCCCGCGTCGTCGGACTCCTGCAGCTCCTTGCCGTAGACTGAGCCGGGTACGTTGGCGACCCAACTGCACTCGAACTCTTGATTGTACTGGTCCTCAGTCATTGTGGCCTTTGCGGCCTCCAACTCATCGTCATCTACGATGCCGGTCTCGCTGGCCTTGTATATCTTGCGCTGCCAGCCCTTCGTGGTGGCGGCTGCTTCCCATAGGTCGTGGAAGTAGTTGTGGCCCTGTGGCGTGCCTATGAACGCAGCGCTGCCCTTGCGGTCGGATAGTGCCGGTCTAATGACCTCGGGAAAAATGTTCGCCGGCATGTCTGCGACTTCGTCCATGACCGCCATGTCGAG